AACCAGAGTCCTGACTACTACCACAATGTGCATAACGATGTGTGGTTAAGGGAAGTCAGTGAACAATTTGGTATTGCATATACTTTGAATGACTGGTGGAATGTCCCATTAGAATTCACGGCATATGATAAACGAGTACGCAATGCAGATGTTCTTACATTAAAACAATTAGAACATTTATCGGACCAGACGCAGGAAATTAACCTTGGTAAGAACATTGCATTGTTTACACATGCCACTAATCATAAAATGATAGAGACATGGGTAAAAACATATAACCTACCTATAACTGTAGTAACGACAGTGATGGGAGATCTATGCCATCACTATGTAGGTAGTTGGTTAAAAAGAGAATACAATGAAATAATGAATGATTGGAAATCTCAAGAAGAGGGATGGAACAATCTTGCTAGACAACGTTTAAATGATAGTAATTGGATTAGTAGTAATACAATTTGTATGAATGATTGGTTAAACAACACCAAAGCAATGTACAACCAACTGAAAATAACCTATCCTTCTGGTATTGATGTGTGGGTCAAAGATTATAGATATCGTAACTCTATTCGTATGGATTTTGATGCAGATGAATACTGGGATAATATAGGTGAGACAAATAAGTTAACAGTATTCATGTGGTTGTTAAATAAAATAATTGAAGAAGATGCTAAAAAAGCTCTTGCATATTCTGAGAATTTGTTTAAAATACACTTACAAGATAAAGGCGCCCATTGGCGTGATTTAGACTTGAAAGTAAGACAAAATTTAAACTTGACAAATAACTAATTTCGTTGTAATATAAATCATATTAATTAACTAGGAGAACTATTGATGTCAACCTTTTCATCAGCAGATGTAGACAAACTAAAACGTATTATTCAAGAAGGAATTCACGTTACACAAGAAGTGGAAACACTAAAAGAAGGACTTCGCGACACTGTAAAAGCAATCGCTGAAGAACTTAATATCAAACCAGCAGTGCTTAACAAAGCAATTCGCATCGCTCATAAACAGGAAATGGGCAAGGCCCGTGAAGAGTTTGACGAACTAGAGACTATTCTAGAGAGCGTTGGACGTGGTGATTGAATAAGATCGCAGACTTCTGGATAAGCAGCTATAATAGTGATCGTATAGCATTTTATTTAGAATTAGTCAGTTTTGTATTCACGGTGGGTGCTAGTTTAACACTAGCACTCAACGCTGATCAACCAGATATGCGTATTGTATATCCTGGATTTTTTATAGGGTCATTGACAGCAATCTTAGCATACAAGCGTAGACGTTTAGTATGGCCCTTTCTTTTAACTTCGTATTTTGCAGTAGTAAATGTTTTTGGATTTGGAAGAGCTATTGGATGGTGGTAGAACGTAAACCTTATCAGTGGTTGGCTTGGTTAGCAACTGCTAGTCTAGTTGGTGCTGCTTGTTTAGCGAGTTTTGTACCTCATTTATATTGGCACCATTGGGCATTTATAATTGCCAATGCCTTATGGATCATTGTAGGTTATTTGTGGAAAGAAAATAGTTTACTTTGGATGAATCTTATGTTAACATTAATCTATATTATAGGATTGATTAAATGAGTTATGTAGATGCTTTTATAGATAAAGAAAAAGATACTATCCATGTAGTGGAACGTGTGAATGGCAAGCGAGAGTATCGTGAGTATCCAGCTCGGTATACATTCTATTATCCTGATCCACGTGGTAAATTTACTAGTATTTTTGGTGATAAACTAGAACGTGTAGTATGTAATACTGGTAAAAAGTTTAATACAGAGAAAAAGATTCACGGACATAAACGTCTGTTTGAAAGCGATATTGATCCTGTCTTTCGTTGTTTAGCAGAAAATTATTTGGAAAAAGAAGCACCTAATCTTAATGTAGCATTCTTTGATATTGAGGTTGACTTTAATAAAGAACTAGGTTTTAGCGAGCCCGAGGATCCATTCAACCCAATTACAGCAGTAGCATTACATTTAGGGTGGTTAGATCGTACGATCTGTTTGGCTGTTGCTCCTAAAACTCTCACACAAGAACAAGCACAAGAAGTTTGTAATAAGTTTCCTGATACTCTGCTTATGAAAGATGAATCAGAACTACTTACTACATTTCTAGAACTTATTGATGATGCAGATATTATCAGCGGTTGGAACTCTGAAGGATACGATATTCCTTATATGGTTAATCGTGTAGAGCGTATTCTTAGTCGTAGTCACACTCGCAAGTTCTGCTTGTGGCAGAAGTTTCCACGTGAACGTACACTAATTAAATATGGTAAAGAAAGCCAGACATACGAACTACAAGGGCGTATTCACTTGGACTATCTAGAACTGTATCGCAAGTATACATATCATGAAATGCACAGTTACAGCCTGGATGCTATTGGTGAATATGAACTAGGCGAACGCAAAGTAGCATATGATGGCACACTAGATCAACTATACAACAATGACTTTGAAACATTCATTGCTTATAACAGGCAGGACGTTGACTTGCTTGTGCGTATGGATAAGAAACTACAGTTCATTGACTTAGCAAACGTATTGGCACACAGTAATACAGTGCCTATTCCCCGTACAATGGGAGCCGTCGCAGTTACAGACATGGCTATTGTTAACGAAGCGCATGGTCGTGGACTTATTGTTCCTGATAGACCTCGCGGTGAGAAGCCATTGCCAGCAGCTGGTGCATATGTTGCAAACCCTAAGAAAGGTATGCACAAGTGGGTTGGTTCAATTGACTTGAACAGTCTATATCCTAGTATCCTTCGTGCATGTAACATGAGTACAGAAACTATTATTGGACAAGTACGTCATACTATTACTCGTCCTATGATTGAGAGTTTTAATAATGAAATCCCAAAAGCATGGGATGGTAAGTTTGCATGTTTAGAATATGATCTAATTATGGCTAAGGATAAAGACGAAACTTTGTATCTTGATTTTGAAGATGGCAATAGTTACGAAGCGACTGGAGCAGAAATTTATGAGATTGTATTCAATAGTGGCCAGCCCTGGATCTTAACAGCAAACGGAACACTTTTTACATATGAGAAGCAGGGTATTGTTCCTGGACTACTAGAACGCTGGTATTCTGAACGTAAGGAATTACAAGCAAAGGCTCGTGAAAGCAGAGACGACAAAGAACAGTTTGCATTTTGGGATAAAAGACAACTTGTTAAAAAGATTAACTTGAACAGTTTGTATGGCGCCTTGCTTAATCCAGGCAGCCGCTTCTTTGATGAACGTCTAGGACAAAGTACTACACTAACAGGACGTTGCATTGCTAAACATATGGCTGCAAAAGTAAATGAAATCATTGCTGGAACATATGATCATACAGGTGATGCTATAGTATATGGTGATACTGATTCTGCATACTTTAGTGCATATCCTGTACTGAAAGATCAAATAGATAAAGGTGAAGTGTCGTGGGACAAGGACACAATTATTCAATATTATGATGTGGCTTGTGAGGAAGTAAACAAAACATTTCCAAGTTATATGAATAAATCATTTCATACTACATTAGATCTTGGAGCAATTATTGCAGCAGGACGAGAAGTTGTAGGTGAAGCAGGTATTTTTATTACAAAGAAACGATATGCTATTTTAGTATTTGACCTGGAAGGAAAACGTGAAGATACGGACGGTAAACCAGGCAAGATTAAGGCTATGGGCCTTGACTTGAAGCGAAGCGACACCCCAGACTATATGCAAACGTTTCTTGAAGAAATACTAATGATGGTACTAACAGGTGGTGGCGAACAAGAAGTCATTGAACGCATTATTGAATTCCGTAAGGAGTTTAGAGCAAAACCTAGTTGGCTAAAAGGAACACCAAAACGTGTGAATAACCTAACTAATCTAACAAAGCAGTTTGATAAAACAGGTAAGTGCGGAGTAGGTCATGCTATGGCTGCAATTAACTGGAACCGTTGTAAGAAAATGTACAGTGATGCTTATAGCATGGATATTATAGATGGTATGAAAACTATTGTATGTAAACTTAAAAATAATCCAATGAATATGACCAGTATTGGCTATCCCACAGACGAGTTGCGTATTCCAGATTGGTTTAAGGAACTTCCGTTTGACGATGAGGGTATGGAAGATTCAATTATTACTAAGAAAATAGATAACTTGTTAGGTGAGTTAGACTGGGATTTAGGGTCATCTCAAGCAAAAAATACATTCAATGATCTATTTGAATTCTAAAAAAATTATAACCTATTGATTTAAAAGCGAACTTTTGTTCGCTTTTTTCTTGACAAAAGTAAGATGTCTTGCTATTATAAGGTATAGTTAGAAAAAAGGAGTAACAAGGATGTTCGTTATTACAGGTAAGTTTAAAAGTGGTGATGAATGGGAAACTACCCGTCATACTAAAGAAGGTATGGAAGTTGTAGTACAGGATGTTTTAAAAGATATGTCCTTAGTTACAGATGAAGATCGTATTGTTAGTTTTACAGTGGAGGAAAAATAATGGGAATGAGTAGTTACGTTTTTGATGGTGAAGAGAAGTTCTTCGATATTGTTGCTGATGCAGTTAAAAACGCAGAACACATTACAGAAGCCTATGCGGTTGCTGAGAAGAACAAGAGTTTGGTTGCCCATTGGGGACCTGGTGAAGTTGAAGAATGTGTGGATGAGTTTTGGAATGACTTTTGGAGCAAATACGCAGGTGCTTAGACCTAGAGAAGGCGGGATGGTTACCCTTAAAGGTATTACCCGCCATGGCAAAAATCGCATTAATCAGCATGGCAACATATGGCGTGTTAAAGAGATTCGCGGTATGAAGATGTTTTTGGAAAGTCAGTTTAAAACTGAAGGTCCAAAGG